TCTGCGGTTTCCAATGGTAGTTCGAACACCAAGCGAACTTTGTTCACTAACTTTTCTTCACCTTGATAGGTGTCGACGATTGTTCCGATGTGGATGATTTGGTAGCAACGCGCTACGTGTGTACCTGCGGGGACTGTTTGACCTCCGCTGTTGTTGTTGTTGTTTTGGGCAATGATGCTCATGTTGTTGTTGTTTATTTTGTTGTTATTAAATGAATTTAGATATTGTTCGAACTTAACAGCCAGTTCTTCGTCCGCTTGTATGTGACGCGTTTGGCTTTCGTGCAAGTGCGATTGTTCGTTGACGCGCTTGTAGTACCCCATTAAATTGTGTCTTGAAAGATTCGATAGTCAAACTCGAAAGTGATTCCGTCCTTCTTCAATCTAACGTAGTGAATGTCGAATAGCGGTTCATCACGTCGAAAGAATCGACCAAGAACATCGAAGTCGAAGATATTTCCTTTTTCGTCTGTGAACTGGCGACCTTCGTTCTCGTGAAACCAACCGTTCTCCTGTTCGAAGTTCTGTGCGATTACTTTGATTTCTTGGTTCAGACGCTCGATGTCGTCCATACTAAAGTGGTAAGTGATTTTTGGGTTGTACATTGATTTTGATTTTTAGTGGTTGCAAATGTATTCAATTAAGTTGTCGTTCCAACGCGCTTCCGAAAGTTTTTGACATTTCTCGATGTTCGCGCTTATCTCGTTGTGAGTTAGGTTGTACGCGTTAGCGCAAGACGAAACGCAAACAAAGTTAGATTTCTTTTGGTGGTGTTGGTAGTTCTTTCCAATGCGTTGTAACAATGTGCTTGAATACTCGTTCAAGTTTGTCAATTCGAAAGGTACAATACGCATCCCAATCCAATGTTCCATTTCTCTTATCACCCCAATAATTTTGGGCGACAATAATAGCTTCTTGAATTTCATTGATGTCTTCTGGAAAGAGAAGTGGTGTTTTACATTTGTTTTCATTGTTCATTTGATTTATGGTTTTTAGATTTCTTTTGATTCAAGGACTGTTTGACGTGGTTCGAAACACACCGCTTTGTCAAATTCTTCTTTTGCGGCTTCGTAAGTTTTAAAGCAACCTACATAACTTACGTCAATTTTTAACCAGTACAAAGTTTCGTTGTATTTTACTTCTTCGATTAGTTCTACTTTCATTTTGTTTTCTTGTTTTGTGTTTAAAAAGTTGTTGTTGATGTTTTCAAGTTCTTTGAAAATTTGATCGATGTTGTTGTTCATTTGCTTATGTGATTTGGTTGTTGTTCTAATTGTCTTGTTGATTCGTCAATCGTTCCTGCGATTAACATTGCTCCGAAAAGAAGCGCGATAAAGAGTAAAGTCTTTTTCATTTTAGATTTGGTTTTAGTTAATGCGCGTTGTTGAGTCGCACCCCTCATTTGATTAAATTCCTGTATGATAATTTTCGCATAATCCGATTTCGCGCTTAATAGCGTCGGGGCTATCTTGACAAGGATCGTATTGATTATAATCTTCAATAGTGTTAAACTTGAAACACTCGATGCTGTAACCATCTTTACGCTCCCAAATTTCATACACCCCAACACATTGATTGCCTTCTTCCCTGCTCCACGCATAACACGCGATAGTTTTTTTCGGCTGCATACTGGTATGACCGTCATTCCAACCGCGTAAATCTCTTTTAAAAGGAAGTTCTTTGATAGAACGACCTGCATAGGTAGCCCATAATTTAAGAAATTCGTCAATTCTTACAGAAAGTCCGCTAAAGGTTACTGTGCTTTCAATTTTTGTTCTCATCGTTGTTTTGTTTTTGTTTATCTTTGTTATTGTTGTTAATTGTTTGACAAATATATGCTAAACTTTTGAGATAGCAACAAAAAAATGAAAATAAATTGAAAATAATTTCTAACTGATTGAAAATGAATGTAAAAACTTTTAAGAAAACATACAAAAAAAGTGTTGTGAAGCGTAAAACAACGCCCGAATCCGAATCGAACCAACAAGAAATAGTTATAAAGTACATTCGTTTAGCATATCCCGAAGCGTTGTATTGCGCTTCCGCAGGTGGAATGCGAACGAGTTACTTGCAAGCGATCAAGATGAAGCGCACAGGCTACGTCAAAGGCTTTCCCGACCTATTCATTTACGAACCACGCGGAGAGTTTCACGGTCTTGCTATTGAAATGAAGAAGTTGAAAGGTGGTACTGCGTCGCCAGAACAAAAGCGTTGGCAGGACGATTTAAGAAACAGGGGGTATTGTTCTTATATTTGTAAGGGTAATGAAGAAGCAATCAAAGTTATCGACGAATATTTTAATGGGTGACACTTGAAACTTATATAGAGGGACATTACAAAAAGTTCAAAGAGCTTGCGAAGAATATCTCGCGAGGTGAGGATTACTACGAAGACTTGCTTCACGATTCTTTGTTGTCAATGTTTGGTTCAAAGCATATTGAAAATTTAATTGACACAGGCGACTTTGAGTTCTATCTAATCCGCGTTATGTATCTCGCGGTCAACAGTCCAACGTCGCCTTTCTACAAACAAACTATCGCGTGGAATAGAAATAGACGCGACTTCAAAGAATATGCGCACGAAGTCGATAAGACGTGGTTAGGCGCACGAATGACAAACGAGCAACTGGATATTCTAATTAGTCGATTAAGCGAGTTTGAACGGCTAATCTTTCAAGAGTACATATTCGAAGGTTTCACCTACCGAGAGCTGTCAAAACAAACAGGCATACCAATGCCTTTCCTTTACCGAACAATTGATAATATCAAACAAAAAATAAGAGCAAATGTTATTCGCAAAAAGTAACGAGTATAAAAGACGACTTGAAATCTGTCGCACCTGTAAATTCTTTGAATCATCAACGCAAAGCTGCGGTCAATTGATCGTTGGCGACGAAGTGGAAACCGAAGTCCTATTCCGTCGCAAGTCGATTAAGTTGTGCGGTTGTGTTATGCCTATCAAGGCAAAGTTAGCCTTCGCTTCCTGTCCAGCTTCAAAGTGGGACGGTGTGTTGTCGTTGGATGAACAAATAGAGTTCAAACGATTCCTTCTTGATATGAAAGCGCAAGGACGTCTTGAACCGAATGATATGCTGAAGTTTTATTCGTTCAAGGATAAAGCCACAGGAGCGTTCAACGAGCGTTCTACTTGTCCCCCTTGCGTGAAGAAAGACATCAATACGTTTCTTGAATCAATGAAGGATGTTGAAATAGGTGAATAACTTATCGTTGTAACGAATAATATTCAAAGTATATTTGTTACAGCCAAGCATTGCGATACTACCCCCTTTTGTTTTTGCTTGGCGGCATAAGACAATTGGGGGTATATTTTTTATCGTCGGGAGTATTGAACGGCAGGGTAAAAGACGAATAAGGGCAACTGTGGGATTGTGTTAAAGCCCAATGGTATGACAAAGGAATAAGCCATACGACACACGGAGAGGCAATTCTTCGAAAGATAGATTCCAGACTAACGGACATTGCTGTTCACGTTAGGACACAACAGCGAGAGACTCATTCGACGGAGTAATTATCGCAAAAGTGAGAGTCCAACACATTAAGAAATTAGTGTGCTTGGATACTTCTATCTCTCACTTAGCTCCAGATCTAATCTCGGGAGTAATTAATATACTGAGTGTTTTTTGAATTTAAGAAGTAACAAGAATGAGTAAAGTAACTAATAGAGCAAAGAGAGAATTGTTTAGTCAAATGTTAGACAAGTACAAAGAAAACAATGTAATGTCGTGGCATAACTTTCAAAACGCTCATTTTCGTGTTTTCACACCCAACAAGACAATTGATTTCTACATTAATAGTTTACGTTGGCACGATATAAAAAATAACCTTCGTGGTGACCTTACAACTTTACAAGACTTTTCTTTGCATATTTAAGATACGCACAAATACGTATAGACAATTATAAAAGTTTAGCATAGATTTGCAAAAGTATAATCAATAATCAAATAACAATTTATGAAAACAAAAAGAACGGTGTTCATCTACAACACCAAAGAAACAACGGAACAAGAAGCTAAGTACATTGTCGACATTCTAAACTGTGATGACTCAATGCTATGGGATGAATCAGACCATGACGGAGTAGAAGTCTTTGAAGTACCAGTTGAATCAAATGCAAGTCAAGAAACATTTGAAGAATTTTTAGAAAGAGAAGGCTACGATGAAGGTAGCTTTTCCCAAGAGATATGGGCAGACGGTGCTAGAAAAGGTGCTGAATGGCAAAGAGAACAATTTAAAACTAAATAACTATGGAAAAGAAACAAACTGCGGTTGAATGGTATGCAAATGCCTCACATGAATTAATTGTAAAAAAGAACAACGGTGAAATCACTAACACTGACTTCCTCATTACGCATCATAACTTGTTTTATGAAGCGCAAAAAATGGAGAAAGAGCAAGAGGCTGAGATATTTAAAGAGGCGCAGATATGTGCTGTTAAACACGATGGTGTTTATTTTAAGTATGAGTCTATTGAAGATTATTACAAGAGTAAAGAAGTGGAAGTTGAATCTTCGGATAACAGTAAAGGTCAAGAGTATCAACACGCACTTACTTGGGTAAACGCGCTTAAGTACGCTATTGAAAAAATGAAAGGTTTAGACAATTCAGAATCTGAAGATGCTTTTAGGAAGTACTACAACGAAACTTACGGAGGTGATGAATGATAATTATTCCCGCTCAACTTGAAAGCGTAGGTACGCGAAAGGACAAAACGCTCAAACTAACATTTGGAACGAATGAACTTTCACCTGCGCAAGCGTCAGAACTATTCACAATAGCAAATCAATTTGGTTATCTTGCGTTCAAAGATGAAGACTTTAAGCGCGAAGAACTGGACGCGGTTGAATCATTAAAGAGTGAGTTAGAAGATACGTTAAAGAAGCCCTCACAACGTCTCAGGGGTGTTCTCTTTCGACTATTCGAACAGGACAACGACGGCTTCAAAACATTCTCGAAATACTACGATAGCAAAATGGAGCAACTTATTAACCACTACAAGGGAAAATTAGGGTAGTTCTTATATTTACATTTTAGCACAATAAATTATTGTCAGATATGGAAAGAGACGAACACGGACGATTAAAGAAAGGACACGGTGGTTTGAAGCCTAAGGGCGCACTAAGCAAGAAGACCGAAATGTGGAATCAGTTAGGCGACTATGTGGTAACGCAGGGAGCAGAACGCGCTATGTCGGTTCTTCATTCAATGGACGACGAAGACTACTTGCACCACTACCTTGCGATGCTCGAATACTTCAAACCTAAACAGGCGAGAACCGTTCACGCAGGCGATACCGAAGCGCCTGTTCAAATAATCATCAATGACAAATTATAACAACCAATTCGACAAAACACCGAATGAGTAAAGCAACATTGACATTTGACCTTGACGACAGGGACGACCGTATAGAGTTCGATCGCATGATGAAGTCTCTCGATATGGCAATGGCTTTATGGGAGTTGGATATGAACGGATACAGGAAGTTCACTAAGTACAACGAACGACAAGATGATGCGTATCAAGAAGGAATCGAAGAAGTGTTTGAATACATACGCGGATTACTGCGAGAACACAACATAGACGTTGAACAACTAATCGTATGAACGAAGCACTTGACTGGATGTTCGAAGAACTTTGGAACACACCGAAAGACAAGTGGGAGTGGAATGCAATTTTAAAAAAGGCGAAAGAAATGTGTCACAATAATTCAGAAAACTGTGACACTTTATAATGTGGATTCGTCACAATTGTAGGTTAAATTTGTGACAAAGAACGAAGAACTAAACTTAAAATAAGTAATGAGCGACAACAAATTAAACTTTCTAAAATCACAAATCTCAGCCTTCAACCCAACGTGGACGAAAGAGCAAGTTGAGATGGAAGCAATCAGAATCTACAACGAGGCGAACACTATCGACGACGACGACGAAGGGTGTTTGTATTGTGGTTCATAACATTGTACCTACCTCTTGTTTCAAAGTAGAGTGCCTTGCAGGTGGTCGCGACATTATTGCAAGTAGCTGTGTTAGGTAGTAACAGCAACCGCTAACACAAAAACACCGAGCTAAAGTCGGGTGTTAATTACGAAAATTACGAAACCATTACGAAAGTTACGAAAATGAGCATAAAAGTAAGTATACCAGCTGACTACGCATCGATAAGCGTCAAGCAATACGTTGACTACCACGCAGCGAAGAATGACATTGAGCGCCTTGCGTCCGTGTCCAACTTGAGCAAAGAACAAGCGGAGCAGATTCCTTTCCAACACTTGCCGACACTACTCGCAGCGTTCGAAGGAACACTACTAAACGAAAGCGCGAAGTTCTTCGAGACCATTACAATCAAAGACAAGGACTTCGGTTTCATTCCCGACCTTTACTCAATCAGTATGGGCGAATATGCGGACATAAGCACCTGGGCTTCGGACGTGTCAACTAATATGGTGAAGATAATGGGAACGCTATATCGTCCCATTGACAAACGCGTAGGAACAAAGTACACAATCGTACCACATAGCAAAGCAAACCGCGAACTTGTTGAAGGCTACATTGAGCAGATGACGCTCGAACAATTCAATGGTGCGATGCTTTTTTTTTCGACTTTGCTCAACGAACTAAGCAACACTTCGCTAGACTATTTGGAGAACGAGGTGAAAAAGTTGACGGAGGAATTGACGGAGCAATTGAAGACCGAGACAACCTAAACCAAGTACTTGGACGCTACGGTTGGTATCACTTGTTTATGGAAGCGTGCGGACGTGATATAACAAAGTTGGACGCAATTACGGAAAAAAGCGCGTGGGAAATATTTACATTTATGACTTACCTAATAGACTACAATTATGTCGAACGTACAAAGCTACAACGCGCTCATAGATAGATTCAAGGCATTCGCCTCTGGACACTTTATATTAAAGAGATTCTCTCACGGACAGATTGAGGTATCAGACCTTGAGAAGTTTGGTGAATATCCATTCATGCACGTTGTGCCTTCCAACGTTACTTACGCGAAAGGTATGAAGACCTTCAGTTTTCAGATTGTCCTTGCTGACTTACCACGCGACAAGGAAGACAAGACGGAATACCAACGCGAAGTATTAAGCGACCTTCAACGGATTGCAGAAGACTTGGTTGCTGAGATTACAAACCACCGCGTTTTGTTCGGTGACTTGATTACGGTAAACAATGTAAGCCTTGAACCATTCTTAGAAGAGTTTCAACACACGCTAACAGGTTGGACGATTAGCCTTGATTTGCTTGTTCCTTACTATTGGGACGCGTGCAGTATTCCTGCGGAGTGGAACGATATGTTTGAATCTTCAACAGGTGGCACGGGATCAATTTTAACGTTCATTGATTCAATCACACGCGACGAAAACGGAAACGTTAGTCTTGTAAACGACGAAGCAGAACCTGCTCCGAATTACTACTACGGAACGAATGACGAAGGTGTGCGCGGTTGGTACTTATTGACGGACGAAGTAGGTCTTACTTGCGTAACGCTTCCTTCTTGCCAGACGATTATCGACATCGAAGCGGCAATTGATTTGTTGCAGACTGACGTTACCGACTTGCAGAGCGACGTTTCTTCTTTGGAAACGAACAAAGTACCTTACACAGGCGCAACAGGCAACGTTGACTTAGGTGAATTTGAATTGAAGGCAGGACAGATAGAGTTCGACCAAACACCGACAGGAACAGCGGGAGTGGGTGTTATGCGTTGGAACGACACAGACGGAACGGTTGACGTTGGGTTGAAAGGTGGCAATGTGACTTTACAAGTAGGTCAAGAAAGCGTTATTCGTGTAGTCAACAAATCGGGTTCTAACTTATTAGAAGCAAATTATCAAGCGGTGCGCGTTCGTCTTGTTGCCGAAGGTGGCGCGCAAGGTCAACGACTTGCCGTCGTGTTAGCACTTGCTGATACAGACGCAGACTCAGCAACGACAATAGGTCTTGTTACCGAAACGATTAACAACAACCAAGAAGGATTTGTAACCACAAGCGGTGAAGTAAAAAACATAAACACAACGGGTTCACTTCAAGGTGAAACGTGGGTTGACGGAGACATTCTTTATTTAAGTGGTACTACATCGGGACGCATTACAAACGTGAAGCCTTCCGCACCAACGCACACAATCATTATTGGTTATGTGGTTTACGCTCACGCGAACAACGGAAAGATTTTCGTTAAGGTGGATAACGGCTACGAGTTGGACGAATTGCACAACGTGTATATTGACACTCCTGTAAACAACAACGTTCTAACTTACGAAAGTTCAACAAGCCTTTGGAAGAACAAGACGGTTGCAACGGCACTCGGATACACACCAGTTCCCGAAACACGAACGCTGACGATTAACGGCACAACGCAAGACCTTTCAGCCAATAGAACATTCACGATTGCGACAGGCTTAACGGTAGGCACAACACCAATAACAAGCGGAACGGTAGGTCGTGTGTTGTTCGAAGGAACGGGCAATGTGTTGCAGGAAAGTGCTAACTTCTTTTGGGATAATACGAATAGTAGGTTGGGTATTGGTACGAATGCGCCTGTTTCAACTTTACACGTTCAAGGTAGTTATGCAGGAGGTGACGATAATTTAATACCACAATTAAGATTTCAAAATTCAAACACTACTTCAAGCGTTGAGTTATTTGCTCTTGCAAAAGTTTTAGTAGGAACTGGATTTGGTGGTGGATTTCCTGAAATGTGGTTGCAGGTTAGGAGAGATTCAAGCAATGGCGGTAGCGCAGCACTTCGTGTAGTAAGCAATCATCCATTACAATTATGGACAAACAATAGTGAACGCGTAAGAATCTTCGCTAATGGTAACGTAGGTATCGGCACAACAACAGACGCAGGGTTTAGGCTCGATGTGAATGGAACGGCGAGGGTGAGTGGAACATTTCAATCTACTTATTTAAGTTTTAGAACAGCAGATTCACTCACAGCTATCTATCCAACAAATGATGGATTCACTTTAGCAGCTAATGGAAATGCCTTAAGATTTCAATCAAACACTTTAAGCTCTGCATTATACGGCTATAACTTCATCAATTCAAATGGCACAAGAAGCTGGACTACGGGAACAGGAGGAGATATTTTTGTTCAATCTACATACGCTCCAACAAGTGGCAGCGGAGTCTATAACTTAATTGCATTAAATGAAACTATCAACCAAACGGGTGGCGCGAACGGAATCACAAGAGGTTTGTTTGTCAACCCAACGCTAACAGCAGCGGCTGACTTTAGAGCTATTGAAACAACTGTCGGTAAGGTATGCTTGAATACTACAAGCGGCAATACAATGATAGGCACTACTACCGATGCTGGCTTTAAGTTAGATGTGAATGGGACGGCGAGGGTGAGTGGATTACTTACTCTTGCGAGTAGTGCAAATTTAGCGGGTTCAATCTTATACACCAATCAGGGTGGAGATTCTTCTTCATATTTCAGAAATACATCAAGTAGAACTGTTGTAAATGGAGGTCAAATAACTTTAAGCGGTGGAACAGTAAGCGTTTCAGCTACAACAAACGGAGCGAATTCAGATGCTTCTGCAATCTTTGACGTGCAAAGTACAGTAAAAGGCTTTTTACCTCCTCGCATGACCACAACGCAAAAGAATGCTATTGCTTCGCCTGCGGCAGGGTTGGTTGTTTACGATACAACTTTGGGTAAACTATGCGTTAGAACAGCTTCAGCGTGGGAAACAATAACATCAGCATAATAATTCAAACAATATAAAACAATGGCTAAAATACAACCAATTACTTTTCCTTTAAACGCAGGAACAGCAACAGAGATGAGTGTACTCATTCTCAACTTCGAAACAAGCGCAACCACTTGCACTACCTACTACGAGTTAAAATCAGAGGCTACTGAAGAAGTGCCTGCAAAGGTTTTATCAAATGGTAACTACACGCTAACAGAACAAGAATTCGCAGCGTGGGGTGAAGATAATTCGTGGGTAGAGCAATGCGTGGCAAACGCAATAGGAGTAACAATTTTATCTTTCTAACTATGAACTTAACAGAGGAACACTTGAAGCAGTTAGATGCTTTCATCCAAGAGATGCCTACAAAGTTTGGCTTACCATTGATTCAATTCTTCAACAAGATAAAAGAGGAAAGCGAAAAGGACAATGGCTAACGAACAGAGCGCACCCAACTTCTTCGCTGTAGTGAACGACATGGCTAAACGCTTTGTCGAATTGATGCAGTCTGACTATCGTATGAAACGAAAGGTTGGACGCAACTTCACCAACGCGGTAGCAAGTGGTACGCTCGAAAAGTCTTTGAAATACAGGTTACAAATCAAAGGGCAAAACATCAATGTTTCGGTCTACGCGAAGGGTAAGGCAGGACAATACTTTTTGTTCAGAGAAAACGGTGTCAATGGAACGCAAAAGTCACAAGGTGCGCCATACTCTTTCAAGAAAGGTTCTGGAAGCAAACCCGCGAAAGGTCAAATGTCGCCAATGCAAAAGGCTATCTACGATTGGATGACAATAAAAGGCATTCGCCTTCGCGATAAGTCAAGTGGAAAGTTCAAGAAGTCGACCGAAGAACTTAAGCAACAAGTGGCGAAATTAATAATGTTCAAAGTTCGTCGCGACGGAATCAAGGGGTGGAAAGCATTCGACTACGCATACGAAAACATTTGGGACGAATACGAATCGAAGGTCGTCGCAGCATACGCGAAAGACTTCACCGCAACAATAGAAAACGAATTTAAAGACATTTAAAATATGGCAATTACAATAGACGATCAACCTTACCAATACACACCAATAGGACAACGACTTATTCTCGTTGCATCGAGCGACAACGTGAGCAACGCAGGGTTTCGATACGTGTTCGACTTCGGTTCGTTTCAAGTGAACGTACAACCTAACGCAGCGAACAAAGGGGTGTTGGATTTAGCACCTATCTTTCGCGAATCTTTGCAACACAATCCTTCGTTTTTGACAACGTCAGCGGACACGGAGAACACCAGCGTGGCGTTTATCTCTTGCACGATTAAAGAGGGTTGGTTGGTCGACGGAGTATTCACGGTAAGCGGTAGCGGAATGGCTGACATCGACGACGTGTACGCGTTCCTTGCTGAATATCAAGTGGCTGACGGATATAAGCCAGACCCAAACGTTCGTTATGGAATGGACGGCATTACGAAGTACGCAATGAGCGAAAGAACAACCGACACGCACAAGTGGATTGAAGCACCTTCACGCGGTCTTTCGAGCGATTGGGTTTACATACCAACGCGCGTTAGTGATTGGGGTGTTATTTACGCTCCTTCGTCTTCTGCGTTGCTTGTAGATAACGACTTCGACATTGCTGTGTTCACCTCTTACGACGACACGGATACAATCATTGACACGCAGTTTTTGACAATGGCGGACAATTCGTCAATCGTGAATGTTATCGGTAGCTATTACGCTAACATAGATTCGTGGGGTGGATTAGATTTAACAGGTGCAAAATATTACACTATTCAACTTGGAAAAGAAATTACCTTCCCTATTTACTCGCCTTCTTCACGCTTATATTGTTTTTACCTTGTCGCTGACGATTGTCGCTTTGACAATGTGCGTTTGGGTTGGACGAACACTTGCGGTGGGGTGGATTACTTCAACTTCACGAAGAAGTCGGAGTTATCGTTTAACTACGATCGTAAGCAATATCAAAAAGTAGTTGGAACATACAACGCTTCAACGTTCGGTTTCAACACCTACGACAGAGGAACAACGGACAGATACGTCACAACAACGAAAGGACTGCAAATAAACAGCGACTGGGTGTCGGTTGGAGAGTTCGAATTGTTACAAACGCTTTGTCGTTCGAACGACGTGTTTATAATCAACGACGACGCTACAATGACACCTGTTTTAGTTGACACTCAAAACTTTGTTATCAAGGACGAAAGATATTCGAAACTTTACAATGTTACTTTGAATTTAAAATACTCTCAACCCGTAGGTCTATGATGAATCAAGTAATACTTACGCTTACCGATAACGACGGCAATAGCGCGATTCTCGACCTTTACGAGAACGAGAAGATGCACCTCAATTACAAGTTCACAGACATCACCGACTTCGCTTCTGTGGGCAATTACTCGCAGGAGTTTCGCGTTCCTGCATCAAAGACGAACACCGACTTCTTCGGTGCTATCTTCAACGTAAACTTCGACGGATGGTTTGACTTTCGAAAGAAGGTTGACGCGGTGTTAACGGTGAACACTATTCCCATTGCAAGTGGTCACATACAAGTTAAGAAACTATACTGGCAAAGCGGTAAGTTGTTCGAATTTGAAGTGGTGTTTTTCGGTGAAGTTCCAAACCTTGCAAGACTATTAAATGAAAAGAAACTCAAAGATATTGAATCGATTGTTGCGGGTGATTTGGACTACGATTTACTTCATGAATATGTTGAAACACCACCTAACGCGCACACGATTTTAACGCTATGTGATAAGTTCAATCTAACTGCAACGAACGTTGAAGGTCAACCTATCTATTCAAATACAGTAACTATTTCTCCGCTTTACAAACCTTTGTACGTTGGACATATGACACCTGCGGTAAAGGCGCAATACTTGTTTGACGAAATAATGAACGATGCAGGGTTGCAGTATTCGAGCGATTACTTAGGAGACATACTAGAAAATGTTTACGTTCCTTTTGTGAACGGTCAATACTTAAATTCAAATAACGGTTTAAACGACCTTGCAAGTACGTTGGCTGTGCCTTCAACAATTACTTCAGTTCCATTTGTTGTTGGTTCATATACTTATGATTTATATTCAAATTTAACTGAATACGAAGACGCAGGAAACAATTGGAGTGGTGGTATTTTTACTGCTCCTTTTAGCGGTCAATTCTCTTTTAAAGTTTGGGCAAATTTGGATGTTACTACAACCAATGCCGCTACTTATTACAGCGTTATTTTAAGAGGTTATGTTAACAACGCTTGGAATTCATTTGGAAATACACCTTACACAGATATTGTAAATTTAGCAACTGAAACTTCAGCATCTTTAAACACTCTTTGGACGGTTAACTTAAATGAAGGTGATACTTTTAGAGTTAGGTTACAAGTTGCCTCAACTTATGAAATAGGAACAACACCACCTTCATATTCAGTTGATATAATCGGTAACGGAGCGAATGACTACACAGGAACAGGAATTGAACTTGTAAGCGTTGGAACAGCATTAACAGGCGACACGGTTGTAATGGAATACAACGCTCCAGATATGAAGCAAATCGATTTTATCACATCAATTCAAAAGATGTTCAACCTTGTTTTCGTAGCCGACAAGACGCTTCCGAACACGCTTAAGATTGAACCAATGGTTGAATACATCGCAAGTGGTAACACGCTCGATTGGTCGCAGAAGTTGGACTTGTCGAAAGACATTATGTATTCTCCAACGACCGACTTGCAAAAGGCGAAGTTTAGTTTTACATACACAAGTGATTCAGATTTTTTCAATTCAGTATACACCGACAACGGACGCACATATGGACGTTATGAGGTAACAGAAAACGATTTCGAAGTAATCAATGAGTTCGCAACAGGCGAAGAAAAAGTAGAGTTAGCGTTTGCGTCTACACCTTCCGCACCTGTGGAAAACACCGACGTTGTTGTCCCTAAATTCTTGAACGCAGAAGGACAATTTGTACAACCTAAGCCACGCATCCTTTATTACTTCGCAGACTTCTTTGTAAATATGTACGACGAAGTGAGCGGTGATGTGGTGCAAACAGCGGTGAAGTGTTTGAATAACTACTCAACGATGAACGCAACGGTGACGGATTCAGATTTAAACTTCGCTCCCGAAATACCACCTCACACAATCGTTGCTAATCCATACAACAACCTTTATAATCGTTGGTGGCGCAATTACTACCGCGAACTATTCGACGGACAAGCGCGAATTTTAGAGGGTATGTTTGCGTTAACGTTGAACGACATTTTCAGCTTTCAATTCAGCGACAAAATTTGGATAATTGATTCTTGGTGGCGCGTGTTGGAAATTCAAGGTTACGTCGTAGGCGAACAAGACCTAACGAAAGTGAAACTTATTCGCGTTCTGGACATCGAGAATGGTTGCGACCTTATACCTGTTTCCGCTAATCTTGACCAAAGTCTTAATTGGGAAACACCGAATGGTGATCCTGCGACAATTACGCAAGATTGTTGCCTTCGTTTTGGCTACAATTGGAACAGCGCGAAAAACAATTGCTATTCACAACCAAACAACGGAACGCGTTCCTTCATAACACAACAAGTACCTTCACTTGCACCAACAAAATTCGGTGCGCCTGTGAGTTTCGGTGGTTCGATTAGTCAACCAGTTAGAACGATTACGACTGATTACGTTGTAACGAATTTCGACCGAATGATTTTTGCGGATACGACAGGTGGAAGCATCACAATTTATTTGCCTTCAGCAACGACGACGGCAGGTCGTGAACTGATAATACAAAAGAGCGTTGCGGCTAATAACGTAACAGTCCAAGCATACACAGGAGAAACGGTTGAGGGAAGCGGAAGCGTGACCTTTACAGGAATGGGTGACACAATAACAATAATAAGTAATGGAAGCGACTTCAAAGGAACGAGTACAAAATAAAGTAGGCGCAATGGTCGCTTGTTTAGAGTTCATTAAGTTGAACGTCAAGAGCGAAAGTAATTTCGGACGTATTGCTAACGGCAAACGTAAGTTAAAAATGTGGAAGCACTACGCGTGGAAAATTACTCGCATTTCGGTAAACGTCGCGTTTTGGATATTTATACTTTATAAACTACTCTCATAATGGCGAATACAGTTGATTTTAATGTAGGCACAAACGCAATGACCGTCCTTAATCAGACGGCAGACGCAACAAGGAACGCAAAACAAGAATTGAGAGAACTGCAAAAGCAGATGCTTTCAATGGACGCAAGTTCTGCGGAGTTCCAAAAGGCTGCTGCAAGAGCAGGTGAGTTGAAAGATCAAATGGCAGATACTGCAGATGCTATTCGTACTTCAACAGGTCCAGCATTAGAGTCAATGAACAACACGTTCAGCATTATGTCTGGACAAATAGCCAATTTAGATTTTGGCGGTTTAGGTCAGTCATTGACTTCTTTAGGTGGAGCAGTAAGCAAAATAAACATCAAATCTCTTAAAGATGAATTAGGTGGACTTGTTAAAGGACTTGGTAATCTTGCAGGTGCTATTATTTCAAATCCATTGCTTGCACTTGGTGGCGCGGTTGCTTTACTTGTTTTAAATTTTGATAAGATAAACGAAGCGTTAAGTGGAACAGCTGAAAAAATAGAAAAGTTAGGCGAAGCAAATGCAGCTTTAGAAAAACAAAATCAAATTTTAGACGCTCAGTTAATTAAAGAAAAAGCATTATATGGAGAAAGTTTTAAAACTCTTGAATTAGAAAAAGAAAAAGCGAAAAACAATATAACAGTTGCAGAAAACGAACTTGAAATTGCAAGAACAACTGGAGATATTAATACAATTCGTGAAAAGGAAAACAAGTTAATTGAGATGCGTAACTTGTTAAGCGGAATAACTAACAAAGGTGAAGCAGACCGAATGAAGTTAGTTGAAGAAGCTAAGAACATTACAATTGCAGGATATAAAGAACAACAAGAAAGACAAACCGCAATGGCTAAGTTTGAAGACGCGAGAGCGCAACAACTTGCTGTTATTGCAGAAAAGCAAAGATTGATAAAAGCCAATCTTCAAAAAGAAGAATTAATTGGAACAGAACAACAATACACAACAGAACGCGCAAACTTTGTTCAGAAGGATATTGAAACAAAAAAAGTTTTAGTTGTTAGCGACAGGCAAAAACAACTTCAAGCCGAATTAAATCAACTTGTCGAAGAAGAACAAATTTTAAGAAATGCAAAACTTGCAATCGCAACAGGTACAACTGTTAACGAATTAAAGAAACAAGAGGCAGAACTTCAAAAAGACTTAAACAAAGACAAGAAAGAAGAAGTAAAAATAGAGGAGAAAAAAGCAGAAGTTGTAGATAATTCAGCGGAAGAATTTAGAGCGGCTTACAACGCTATAAGTGACATTGCAAAACAACAATCAAAAGAAAACGAACTTCGTTTATTAAGTGACAAGGACAAAGAACTTCAAATAAACAAAGAAAAGTATGACGCTTTAATTGCTGAAGCAGATTTAAGAGGTATTGATACAACAGTCTTTTTAGAAGCGCAGTTAGCAACTGAGGCTGAGATAAAGAAGAAATATGCTGATAAAGAAAAAGATGAAGACGACAAAAGAAGGGACGATAAGTTAGCAAAAGAACAAGAAGCGTTCAATGCAAGAATTGGTATTATGTCAAGTGGATTGCAAGCACTCGGAGCATTAAACGACGCGTTCACAAAGAAAGGACAACAACAATCAAAGAAACAATTTCAGATTCAAAAAGCGTTGAATCTTGCATCTGCTGTTATCGATACTTACGGAGGTATAAACAGAGCGTTAAACGATAAGACAATGCCTTCAACAACGGCTCGTATTATTCAAGCGTCAATCGTTGGAGCAATGGGACTTGCTAACGTGTTGAAAATTTCAAAGACGGAATACGGAAATGATTCTGCTCCTTCTGGAACAAATATGAGTACAAGCGGTGGTGGTGGTGGTGGAACGGCTGCTCCTTCACCTGCAAACTTCGCATTTGTAGGCAACCAACCCAACCAACAACAACCACCATTACAAGCCTACGTCGTTGGAACGCAAGTCAGCAGCAATTTAGAGGCACAACAATTAATTCAAAACCAATCTAGACTAGGAGGATAAACAATGAAAAAAATAAAAGTTATTGAATACGGAATCGACGACGCAGGATTGCTCGGAGTGTACGCGATAAGCGTTGTAGAACAACCTGCAATCGGAGTAGACTTTGTAGCGTTAAGCGAACAACACAGCGTAAAGTTTAAAGAAGACTTCAGAGGTCTTTTGTATGGTGCGTTATTGATTCCCGATCAACTGATTTACAGACGCAACGACGAGACAGACGAGGAATACTACGTGAAGTATTCGAAAGATACCATTCGTGCAATTGCTTACAACTACTTAAAACAAGCAAACCAAAACAACGCAACGGTTGAACACGCGAAAGTCGTTGACGGAGTGTCGCTTGTTGAAACGTGGATTATTGAAGGCGAGAACGACAAGAGTAAAAACTTCGGGTTCGACCTTCCAGAAGGTACTTGGTTCGGTTGCATGAAAGTGGAGAATGAAGAAGTGAAAAAGCAGATTCAAAACAAAGAGGTGTTAGGTTTCTCTATCGAAGGAAACTTTATTGCTGAGAAAGAAATGTATTTAAGCGCACACGAAGAATTTGCAGCCATTCTCGCAGAGATTGAACAACTTCTAACGTTAGCCACGCAAGAAGAAATAGACGCGCGTTATGACGATTATATGAGCGCGGTGAATATGACCTATTCAGAACTAAAAGCGTGGAGCGAAACGGAGTGTTCAACATTGGCTTCTCTTGATCGTTCACCTATCGAAAGAAATCTTGAATTACTTCAAACGAACAAAGCCGACTGGAACAACAGCCACTACGAAGACGCGGGAAAGACTATTGCCTTCATCAATCGTATGCGTGAGAACAGCGCAGGTGACATATTAGAAGATAGTAATGGGAACGTTTGCGGAAGTAAGCGCACGATTTCTCTTTTGAACTGGGCTTATAATCCGAACAAGTAATGAATATCGAAGCGGGGGGGTTTCTAAAAGTTGAATTATTCAACGATGACGCTAACCTGTTTCTCAATGCTCTCACGAAGATTACCAATGAGGGCGGTAAAATGGGGTTTAAGACGTATGGGTTGAGCGAAGATGAATTGAAGATACTGAATACTATTCTCGACAATTTAGGATAAAAAAAACGGAGGGTAATCACTCCCTCCGTCAAACCTAAAAATCAAATTCAACCTATGAAAAATCGAATTACGAAACAAATATACCTCTTTTTATATCTCCTATTCAAACAAACAATTAACAGAATTATGAATTTACGAGAAAAAGTAAACGCTCTTTTCGCTAAACACAATGTTTCTCTCTCTGCTGAAGAAGTAGTTGAGGTGAAGCAAATGGTTGAGGCGATTTTAGAGGACGGTACAAGCATCTATTCAGACAGCGACACTTGGGCAGCTGGTGTTCGTGTATTCGCTAAAGACGCAGAAGGCAACGAGGTTGTTGTTGCGGACGGTGAATACAAGACAGCGGAAGGCATCACAGTTGTTGTTGCAGACGGGCTACTTGTTGAATTGAAACCAATGGTTGAAGAACCAGAAGTTGAGGTTGAAGTAGAAGAAGAAAAACAATCTACTGAGGTTGTTGCTGACGAATCACTAAGCGCAGAGGTTGAAGGACTTTTGTCGTTGGTTGCAAAACTTGAAAGCGAACTTGCTGACATTAAGAAGGCAAACGCAGAACTTTCAAGCGAAGTAACAAAATTAAGCGCACAGCCTGCTGCGACTTCAATCAAAGAAGTAAAGCAAGCAAAAGTAAACACACCTTCTAAGCCTTATCATAAGATGAGCGCGGAGGAGCGTTTCGTATTTCACTTAAACAAATAAAAAAAACAAACAATAAAAAATGGCTACTACATTATCACCAAACCCAATTAACAGCACCTACTCAGGAGCTGTCGCAGGCGGTTACATCCGCGCTGCATTTTTAAGTAACGAGTCTTTGGCTGCGGTTACGTTCAAAGAAAACATCGAGTACAAACAAGTTGTTCGTCGATTAGTTGACAACATCACTTTCGAAGCACCTACTTGCGACTTCACTCCACTTGGAACTGTTGCATTGAGCGAGCGTGTTTTGACATTACAACAATTTCAAGTAGAGAGAAATTTGTGTAAAAATGACTTTTTAAAAGATTGGGAAACTCGCTCAGAACAAAACGGAGAACTTCACGCTTCTTTGACTGATGCAATGATTGCCAATGTTATGGCAGGTATTGCTGCTCGTAATGAGATTTTAATGTGGACTGGTGTCAGTTCAGCAACTCAATATGACGGTTTCGAAACATTGTTCAACGACGATGCTACTGTTCTTACTGTTGATACTCCAGAGGCTATCACAACTGCTAACGTAATCGAAGAAATGAACCGCCTTGTATTGACACTTCCTGTACGCGTGCGTCGTGCTACTGAGAAGCCAATTATCGCGGTATCTTCAAACGTTGCTGAAGCGTTTAGAACTGCAATTTTAGGTCTTGGAGGTGGTTCTTACCTTTATCAAGGTGAGGCTGTTAAGATGACTTGGCAGGGTCAATACGACATTGTTGAGTGTCCAGGAATGTCTGACAACACAATGGCTTTCTATCAAAAATCTAACTTGTGGTTTGGTACAAACACACTTGACCAATGGAACACAGTTGCCGTTTTAGATATGGCAGACCGTGACTTGTCAAGAAATGTTCGTTTCCACACTTCATTCTTCGCAGGTGCGCAATACGGGTTCGGTAACGAAATCGCATTCTACCAATTCGTAGACTAATCCAACCATTCTAACCCTTGCACAAGAGGTGGTGGCATAAAAACCACCCCTCTTTTGTGCTAATAAAAAAATAATAATATGGCAAATTGCGAGCTATCTAGCGGAATGCTACTTGAATGCAAAGATGCGATTGGCGGTATAAAGCAAATCGTTCTTGCGGATTGGTCTGTGGTAAATCTTGAGACCGTTACAATTGACGCGACTGAAGTTATCACAGCTTTACCAACGGAAGATTTTTACGGATACCAACTTCCAACGCAAACAGGATCGTTTGAAGAAACAATTAACTTCAACCGCGATGCAGGTACTATTTTCTACACGCAGACGGTAAACATTATGTTGCAAAAATTAACCGCTGCAAAGCGTCTTGAATTGCAAAGTGTTGCTACTACTCGTGTTGTTGTTTTCGTAAACGATACGAACAACAATTGGTGGGCGGTTGGTCTTGAGTACGGTGCTGACCTTTCTACTGCAACAGCAGCAACAGGAACGGTTTTGGGTGACGCTAATGGTTTTACCCTTGCTTTCACTCACGAATCACCTAAGCGTGCTTACTTGTTATCAAGCGCACCTTCACCGATTCTTTAATAAAAACTTTTACACACATAGGGACAACGCGTCCCTACGTGCTGTAATTTTAACGTAAAGGGAAAAGGGAATGGTATACCTAAACACAAATACAGCGAATCAAGAAGCGTGGCTTTCGTTAGACGAAGGTCGCCAGTATTTCAATGTAGCGTTCACAAATTACCTTCTTATTTTAACCTACGAAATGACAGGCGAAAAACTCGCGCAAGTCGTGGTCGTAATAAACGAAAACGAACGTGTTACTAAAATACGTTTAACAACAGTTGGTCTAACTGACGCTGGACGTTATCACTACGAAGTGTACGGACAAAACAGCTCAAGCAATATAGACCCTACCAACGCTTCCGTAGTTGGTTTGGTTGAAAAGGGTTTAATGATCCTTCAAGACGGAACTATTTACTTTGACGTTTCAACACCTACGATTCCCGTAGACGTAATTTATACAGGTTCATAATATGAGTAATATACAAGCAATAAATCTTTCAGCTTACCAACCTGTTGAAGCGGTTGAAAAAGAGAATAGAGCAGGATACATTGATTATGGTCACAACAATCTTTTTCCTCAGCATTTAATAAACCTTTACCAAAACTCACCAATACACAACGCATTGACCAACTCAATCGCGTATATGATTGAAGGAAAAGGTACAGGAACGATTCTCGACAACGCATTGCAAGGTATTGCGTTCGATTTAAAGTTACAAGGCGCGTTCGTTGCTGAAGTAATTTGGTCAATGGACTTCACACGCGTTGTACAAATCAACCACCTACCTTTCGAGAATTGCAGACTTGCATACGACAAAGAAGAAGACGATATTACAGGAATTTTCTACTCGAAAGACTGGGCAAATACGCGTTCAAAACGTGGTAAGCCAGAGTTCATACCTGCGTTCAATCCTTCCATTGCACAAGAACAACCAAGACAAGTTATTTACGCTCACGGAATGAGTGCTGGAAGTGTTTACTATCCTAAACCCGACTACTTCGGTGCGTTGAATTACGTTGAGTTGAGTTATCAAATGGGAATGTACCACGTCAACAACATCTTGAACGGCTTATTTCCTTCATTCATCATTAACTTCTTAAACGGTATTCCGCAAAAAGAAGAACGTGAAGCTATTCGTCGCGAATGGGAAACAAGATTGAGCGGTGCTGCTAACGCGGGTAAGTTCTTGATGACTTTCAACGAAGACCCCGCACGCGCACCACAGATTGAAGCGTTTCCACTTTCAGACGCGGACAAGCAATATCAGTTCTTATCAGAAGAAACAGCGAAGCAAATTATGGTAGGACACCGCGTTGTGTCACCATTGATTCACGGCATACGCGACACAACAGGATTCGGAAGCAATAAAGACGAAATGTTGGTAGGTTTGGAAATCTTCAACAACCAAGTTATTAAGCCATATCAAAGAATCATTGAACGTGTTTTCACTCCGATTTTAGGAGAGATAAACATCGAAATGAACTCGCCATTCGACCCCGAAGTTGTCGTTGTTGAGCCAACGGTGCAAACTGCTGAGTTAAAAAAAAAAGTAGTTGCGGATGCTGAAAATGATTTCAGCGACGAACAAGGCAAAGAGTGGATTGATGTTCTAAAAGAAAAAGCGGAATATATCGATTTAGACGAATGGCAGTTGGTAAGTGAAGAAGACGTTACCGACCCAGATAACGAAATGAACTACACAAGCGAGTTCTTTGCAAAGCGTAACAAGATGCCGACAATGAGCGACGCTCAAGGTGAGAAAGAATCTAAGTGGGGAGATAAAGGACTTTATAAATTACGCTATGCCTATTCACAAAACATAAGCGAAAATAGTCGTGAGTTCTGCAAAGAAATGGTTCAAATGTCGCAGTTAGGCGCAATCTTTCGTTATGAAGATATTGAAGCAATGAGCAAGGAAGGAGTGAATGGAAATTTTGCTCCTTCGGGGTCTCAAACTTATTCGCTCTTCCGCTTCGTCGGGGGGTGCTTCTGTCATCATTTTTGGAAGCGTTTAATTTACATTCGTAAACGCGATTCAAAAGGACGCATACTTCCAAACGACGGATTAAATAACGAAAAGCGTGTTGGTAACAACCCGTATGTTCCACAAAAAGGAATCGAAGGAACAGCACCAATCAACAGACCAGATAGAGGTTCTTTAAAATACCCTTAATAAAAAAACATAATGGCACTACAACCCGAAGTTCTACTCATTGACGAAAATTACATAAAGAAATATACTTGGATTAACGGAAGCGTTGACCCTCTTTTGATGTACCCTGCAATCTATCTTTCACAAGACAAGTACGCTCAACTTTATTTAGGTACTGACCTTTACAACAAGATAAAAGAAGACGTTGTCAACGACGACGTTACAGGCGCATACGCGACGCTTCTTGACAATTACTTGCGTCGAATGGTAATGTGGTGGACGATGTACGAAGTGCTTCCGCATTTATACGTTAAAACGGACAACGGAAGTCTTGTTATTCGCACAAGCGAAGACACGACACCAATAAGCCAAACCGACTTGCAAAACTACCGCGATCAAGCGCGTTCACAGGCAATGTTCTACACTCAGCGAATGGTCGATTATTTGTGTTTCAATCAATCAGACTTTCCAGAATACACAACGAACGTAACGCAACAAATTTGGTCACAAACAAATGTGTATCCGTCGAACGCTTTCGAGATTAGCGACGGAAGAGACAGATTACCTTACGAATATAGAAGACGTGGTTTAGGTTGGTTGAGATAACTAAAACAAAAACGAATGGCTACAAGGGGACGCAAGAAGAATTTAACGATGCACAAGATTTACGAAGAGAAATTTCGTAAGTATCTTGCAAAGAAAGAAAAACAAATAAAGAAACTCAAAAATGAAAGTTAACGCTGACGGATACGCGCTATTGAAGAAGTTCGAAGGATGTCGTTTGAAGAGTTACCTCTGCCCTTCTGCTGTATGGACAATTGGCTACGGAAACACCTTCTACGAAGACGGCACAAAGGTTAAGGAAGGCGACGTAATCACACAAGCAAGAGCAGAACAATTAGCGAAAAACGTCGTTGACAAGTTCGCAGTTTCTGTTCGTGCATTGATAACGCAAACGCTTAACGAGAATCAATTTAGCGCGTGTGTTTCTTTGGCTTACAACATCGGAACAGGAGGCTTTAAGAAGTCGTCTGTATTGAGAAAGGTAAACGCTAACCCAAGCGACGCAACCATTGCAGATTCTTTTCGTTTATGGAACAAAGGTGGTGGTGTTGTATTGAAAGGTCTCGTTCGTCGTCGTGAAGCAGAAATCGAATTGTACTTTAAGAAATGAACACAGAAACCGAAATCGTTTTGATACACGAACAATTGCAAGAAATGGACAAGAAGATTGACCGTATTTACAACGTGTTGATTGGTGACGACCAGATGAAGATTGAAGGTCTTGTTAGTAAGGTTCAGAAGCACGACAAGTACATTCAGAATCAACGATTGCAGGTCGCTCGTTTGGGTGGTATTGCAACCGCTGCTGGTGTCGTTGGTGGTTTGCTTGTTCAATTCGTATTAAAGTTTTTATGAAGGACAAGTTGAAGGTGTGGATTAAGGAATTGCTTACGTCTTCAACCAAAGTAAGTTCGAAACGAATTGTTGCTATATTTGTTACAATTAACCTAATCGTTTTGAGTTACATTGCAACATTCACATATTACGTTTGTCCCATTGCGATGTTCGACACACTCGCTTTACTGACAGGCGGTTTGTTTGGCGGAACAGTAATTGAACGATTTACAAAACAAAAGAATGGCAGCACCGAAAACAGCAGCGAGGACAATAGCTGAAGAAATATGTTCTAAATTTAAAGAAACACCTTCGCTAACTCTCGCGAAGAAGTTGTTCGCTGAATATCCAGAGGTATACAAACACGAAGAACACGCGAGAACATTTATTCGAATTATACGTGGTCAAAAAGGGAAACAAGACAGAAAGAATACTGCTGACAAATCTCTTTACGATGCAAAACCAAGACCACTCAACCCATTTGCGCTTCCAAAGTCTTACGCTAAAAAACGCAGACACGTGGAAGTCAAAGGAACGAAGTTCTTAATACTTTGTGATTTGCACTTTCCATACCAAGACAACGAAGCTATTGAGTGCGCCATTAACGAAGGCATCAAACAAGGCTGTGATTCAATCATTTTAAATGGTGACGCGTTAGACTGTCATATGATTAGCGACTTCGTCAAGGATCCGCGTAAGCGTAAATTCAAAGACGAACTATATTCAATCCGTCAATTCCTTGCTTCATTGAGAAATACATTTCCAACGGCTAACATTTATTATAAAGAAGGCAACCACGAAGAACGTTATTGGAGATATATGCGAATCAAAGCACCCGAACTATTCGACATTGACGCGTTCGACTTTCCAACGCTTACCCATTGTGATAAACACGACGTTAAATGGATTGACGGAAAGAGCAAACTGAATATCGGTAAGTTATCTATCTTTCACGGTCACGAATTTGGGAAACAATTCCTTCCGTCGGTTAACGTAGCGCGTGGGTTGTTTATGAAGACGAAGGTGTCCGCGATTTGCGGACATCACCACCAGACTGCTGAACACAACGAGCGCGATGCTAACGGAAAGTTCATTACCTGTTGGGGTGTTGGTTGCTTATCTGAATTAAGTCCCGATTACAACCCTTATTCAAAGTACAATCACGGCTTCGCTATCGTTGAGAAAGGAAACAACGGAGCGTTCAGCGTTCACAATTACCGCATACACGAAGGAAAAATCTTATGAGAAAGAATTTATTATTTGCAGTCCTGCTCGTTTTGGGAACGACTATTATTTGGACGGTTGTTTGTTGGCAGATATTTGGAAAAATTCATGCAAATAATGTACAAGAAAACGTACAAAAACAAGATAGCGTTATCAATTACAACGCTGGTGAGTATGACCGCTTACTTGCTGAACAAATAGAACTTTACAAACAACTTCGAACCTATGAAGATGCTCAACTTACAGCCAAAACCACCTATCAAAGAACTCGTGATATTGTTCTTATTCGAGATACTATTGTTCGCGTTGATGTTCTCCGTTTGGTGAACTCTTGCGATAGCGTTATCGCGTCCGATTCACTTGTAATTAACAACCTCAAAGAACAATTGAACATCGAAGGTGAAAAGGTAAACAACTTACAAGAAACAATCGTTGCTTATGAACAGAAGGAAGACATATTGACCGAACAAATTAACACTTTGAATGCTGAAAAGAAAAAGTTAGACAAACAAAAAAGACGCAGAAACCGCGCCTTAATTGTTACTTCGTCCGTAGCTGTTCTTTCTACTTTTGTTCTTTCAATTTTACTTTAGATTCTGGAACGTAGAACTTCAAAGAGAACTCAATTGCTTCACTTAAAAATGTGTTGCGACTATTCTCACCTCTCTTTTCGTCTATCTCGTTCCATAGGTCTTTGTGCAAGTACACACATATTCCTTTTTTAGTTTTACTTTCTGGCATCTTCTTCTATTTTAAGTTTCTTCAAATAAAGCGCAAGGTCTAACGCTTCTTCGTACGCGTGTTGTAGCCACTCAGAGCGCGTTAAATCGGTTCGGTCGAGTGTTGTTCCATACGTTTCCATTCCCTTCGCTTCACGCGCTTCTAATTCAGCGATGACTTGCGTAAGTAAATTACTTTTCTTCATTCGGCTTCGACATCATTGAACCTATCATAAGCGCAAGATAGATTTTCTCTTTCGCGTTTAAGTCTTTTCGTTGTGAAAGCTCCAGAAGGATATCTCCAAGAATCTTTCCTTGTTGGAAATAGTTCGCGAGTGAATTAACGATTTCACGTTCGCGTTCGTAAGTCATTTTCAAAGACTCGTATAATGGTGTGTTTTTCATTGTGCTAATATAGTGAACGTATGCTAACCAACAACATATTGTCCATAAGAAGGATTGAGTTCGAAATACATTCGCATCATTATCGCGTCAGCAACGTCTGGACTGATTCCTTCTCTGTTCTTGATAACGTCCTTCGGTGTTACTTGCAACTTTCCGTCCACGTCCGCGCGGTGTCGTTTAATCATTTCTAATTCACGAATGATTTGTTCTTTGCGCGTACTGGATAAGATAGTGAGTCGATTCTCCTCTACATACTGAGCCAATTTGTAGTAACACTCGCTTTTCAAGTTTTGGTATTGTGGGTGTTTGGGTTTAGATCCATTCTGAAATCCTAAGCACTTCAAAAAGTCACAGACTCCCGCGCCGATGCCATCTTCATCCGCGATGATGTTTTGAAGTAATATGTTGTGTTCTTTGGCTACAACACGAATCTTGTTTACTACTTCGTCCAACGCGGCTCTATTCAACTCAATAATGTCGATGATAGTTAGACCTTCCCATACAATAATAATCGTTCTATCCTTTCCAAAACGCGCGATGTCGGCTGTGATATATTTCTTGCCTTCATTGATTACTTCGTTGCGGAACATTCGAAGAAGATTCTCTGTGTTGAACAACTTGTCTGAATCATCGTCGAACTCCCAATTGCCTTCGAGCAGACGTTTGCGGTCGTACTCTGGAAGGCGACGCAACGATTCGATATAAGCAACAGGAAGGAAGGGATTGTCTTGCGGTAACGCTTGGACAAAGGCACGATGTGAAGGTAGTTCGTTGCGGTTGTTCTTCATGTAAAACTCGTTGTACAACCAACCCTTCGAAGGATTACACGAAAGAAAACCTTTAGGAATTAACCCGAACTCATTCAACTTATAACGGCAACGAGAGTGAACGATGTTCACGGCTTTCTCTGTTACCTCTGCTACCTCGTCTATAAAATAATCGGTAATTTCCAACGATCCAAGTGAATCGAAGTTCGGATTTGAAGGATAAGCAAATAAGTCTTTCAACACTATTTCGCTTCCATTGAAGAACTTAATCACGTTCGTTTGACCGTTGTAGGTGTAGTGTTTGTCAGCAACCAAACCAAACTCTTTCGCTGTTTCAAAGAACGTGTTTAACGTCGTCTTTTTTAACGTGTCTAATTTGCTACGTCCAATAAGAGAACGCGTCCCTGCGTACTTCAAACGTCGCTGTATTTGCCACATACAACCAAACTTAGTCTTTCCACCCCCTGCCGCGCCACCGTAAAGTAACTGTTCAACTTGTGAATCGGTTGCTAAATAGTTAAGTGCTTCAATCTGACGCGGCAGGTATTCGGGTTTGTATGGTTGCATTAAAATAGTGTTAGTTGATTTTCAACCACAGGACAAAGTTCGTCTTGAAGTATTTGAACAATGCGGTCGTACTTCTTCGCGTCGTTGTTTTGCTTTACTTGGTGCAATAGCAATTCAAGACCAGCGTTGAACGCTTCGTCTTTTGTTTTGTATACGCAGTATTCAGCGTGGTAAATCAAAGGCTGCGACCAACCTTGATCCTGTCCTTTGAAACTAATTGAATAACTCCAATTTTCTTTTTGAACAATGGCTACATTGACCTGCGCTTCATAACCTTTAATACATTTGTAGGTGTAGAGAATCGGGTTCTCGCAAACTCCGTGTTCATTGAATATAAATTGGTTCATTGCTTTGACAAATAAAGTTTATACAATTCTCGCAACCCTTCAAACTGAATCGATTCTTTGAGTAGCTGACGCTTCCTATCGCTCATTCGTTCAACCATTCCTTTGCTCAATTGCTGTTCGTTGAATACTGTCTTTCGCGCCTTCGCTTTACAAAAATTGTATTCGTCGTCTGTGAACGTTTCAGCCGTTATACGCTTACTTTCTTCAAGCCAACGCATCATTGACACTCCGCGCAATTCTAACGTCGTGTATTTGCCTTGTTTGAAGCTATCAATATCTTCTTTTAACATTCGTCTCCAGCTATCATCGTTTACCGCCATTTCATTCTCCTTTATTAGTTCTGCTTTTTCCTCAATTGATTGCGCTATTTCACGCTGAATTTGTAGATTCGCTTTATCCCTGTGTGGTTTGTAGTGTGTTAGTACGTCGCCAATAAACGAAACGCTCAACGCTCCAAAATGCTCACACTTTTTACTCAGTTCATTTGCCGCGTTTAGTTCAAACGCAAGATTGAAGTGTTCGAATGTAACCCACCGAAAGTGCTTACCTATGAACTCGTGCAGCATCTGGAGTAGTTGTGCTTCGGGAAGTGCTATGCCATACATCGCGCAAACTTTCGAGCATAACTTAACAAACGTAGGTAGGTCGTAGTCGGCTACAAATGCGCTTTCACGTTCCGCACGATCAACCCTTTGTGTAATTGTGAGCGTCGTTGTAGATGCGTTGCGCAGCGTCTGAATCGAATTTTCCATTTTTGATTTTTGTATTTTGGTTTGTAGTTACAAAGGTAGATAAGTCCCACTTACGAACGGCAGCCTTCCAGTCTTTCATCGCGTTGCGTCCAACCTTCCAACCATTCGCTTCGTAGTGTGCGTGGAATTTCTCGGTAAATTTAAGCGCGTCGTCATTGCTTAATTTCTCGCAAGCGTATTCGTAGATTTCAACAACCGTTGGTTTGACAAACGCAGTCTTCTTTTCTTTTGTTGTCGCTGGAAGGTTTGCTTGTGGAACGGATAAGCGAATTAACAAATCGTTTATCTTTTGTTCCTGTTCGTTTGCCTTCGCTTCGAGAATCTCAATTCTCTTTTTTAATTGTAGTATAAGCATCATATTTTCTCCTCTCTGATTTCTATTTTAAAAAGTTCTTTTAGTATCTCAATTTCGTGGTCCTTGAAATTGGTTGTTCCGTTTTCGCGAAGGCAGTAGTTCGATTGTTCAATGCCTAATTTGAACGCGAGGTATTCCTGTTTGTATCCGTAGAACAAACGGTAACATTTGATTGATTTGTGAAATGGTATCATTAGTCCCAACCCTCCCCTTTGTAATCGTCCGCATCTTCCTCGCAAGTGCATTCGTAACAAAGACCTATTTCGTCTTCAAATAGTTCCTGCACATCTGAATCGTCCCAGTCACGATATTTTCTGTTTGTTTTTTTGATTTCTGCAATGCGTTCTTCAATTTGTTCTGAATCGCAATAACGGCAATAGTCGCTCATAGATTTTTGATTTTAAGGTTTATTTTAATTTGGCTTTTCTTTTTGCTTCGAGTTCCTTTTGATGCTCCAAGTGTTCCACAAATTTAGTGAAAAATTTAATAGGTTTAGCATAACCCATCGCGTTCATCAATTCACAGATACGTTCAACGGTTGCCGCGTAGGCTTTGTCGCACTCAATTTGCCACGTTGCCTGTTTGATTCCGTGCATCACGGTAGCGTGGTCTTTGCCGTAGTGTTTGCCTATTGATTCGAAAGACTGGAAGTAACACGGACGGATCAAGAAGAAAATGATTTGTCTCGCGGTAACTATCTCACGTCGTCTCGTCGGGGTGTAAAGCATTTGTGATTGAATACCAACAACGCTACAAACAACGTCTTCGAGTGCGCTCCAGAACACCTCACGTTCGTTTTCGAGTTCCTGTTGTTGTTTGATTTGTTCGCTCGATAGACGCTCGTGTTTCGGAGTGAGCATCGTCCATAGTGTTTCGAATCGTTCCATATGTGCAAATGGAATCATATCGACTATTTGCTGTCTAATTTGTTCGTTAGTCATTTTCTTCGTTTATTAATTTGGTGGGTGTAAAGGTGCTGAATACTTCTTCGCGAGATAGTCCTGTATGAAGGCAAATGTTGTTGAAGTCTTTGATTCTCATTCGCTCTGGGTGTGCGACGTAAAGTCGTGCTGTTGGGTCGCTGATGCGTAACGCGGTCTTGAAGTTCGTCAGCGTCTTGAATTGACTTTTGACAAGTCGACCGAATGGGGTTTTGTAAATTGCTTTATTCATCGTTTCAATAGTGGTTTGATTAACTGCTCTTTCTTCTTGTTGGTCGCGTGGTTTGTTCCGCGTAGTTCTGGATTGTGTTCCTTAACCAATCGCGCTATTCGTGTGATGTTGTCCGCGCTTACATACTTTCCGCTTTCGTACATCGCAAAGAAGTTGCTTGTGATGTCTTTACGTTCGTCGAACTGTTGTTCCCAAACTTTAACACAAAGTGCTTTGTTGTTGTTGCGGAGCGTCTTGTACTTCTTAAGCAGTTTCTCAACGCGGTTTTCAAGGCTTACTAATTTTTTCATTGTTTTGATTTTAAGATTAAGAGAGGGTATGTTTCAACCCTCTCATATTATAATTTAGAATGGCAAGTCGTCTTCGTTCTCTTGTGGTTGAACTAACCCGCTCTTTTCGAGCATTGCCTTCGCTTTGTTCATTTGATCCGCAGCTTTGTCAAGTCGTTGGCTAAATTCAGCCGACGAACTCACTTTGTTCTGCAACCACTCTGGAAGCATCTTGAATCTAAGGTCGAAGTCTTCGCTGTCGTAGTCTAAAAGAAACGCTGCGTTCACCTGTGGTGGGCAGGTCATTCCTTTCGCAAGTGGTGACGCTCCTTTTAAGTCTGCGTAGGTGCGCCCTGTATTCGCTGTGCGGTGCATTACGCTAACCATTGCTTCTTTGCCTAACAAAGTACCAATGTCGAATTTAGATGCTTCAGAATCGCTCATTGCCTTTCCAAGCCACGATTGAACGAAAGCGCGTAAGCCACTTTTTTCGTGCATCGACAAAGTAAAGTCACGTCCAATTGAGAACGGTTGTTCACCTTTACCGAAGTCTGCGGTTTCCAATGGTAGTTCGAACACCAGGCGAACCTTGTTTACTAACTTTTCTTCACCTTGATAGG